TATATTGGCATTGATGTATCTCAACAATATATTGATATTGCATTGGAAAGATTGGATAAGGAGATTATTGTTAGAAATTCTATCACTTTAGAAAGTGTCCCTAATCCACTTTCTACTCTTATAGATCAAGAAATATAAATAACTGGAATAGTATTATGACAATGTGGAAGAAAATGAAACATATAAAAATCCCTGGCAGTATCAAGGCAGGGATTTTGTCGGGAGCGATATTGGGGATAACTACGGCTTTGTTTATCTCATTACCTGTGACCAGACAGGCAGAAGATACATCGGTAGAAAGTATTTCTACCAAAAACGAAAGCCTAGAGCTGGAAATAAGAATGTCAGAAGGCGAAGAGTTACGTCTGAGAGTAACTGGCGCAATTACTATGGAAGTTGTCCAGAACTTAGTGAAGATGTTAAAAGATATGGACACTCTGCTTTTGTAAGAGAGATACTTTCTTTACATAAGACTCCTGGTAAGACAAATTACGAAGAGACAAAACAACTTTTTATTAATAACGTATTGACTGAGAGTAAGGAAGACGGAATTCCTGCTTGGTATAATAGTAATGTGCTTGGTAGATATTATAGAAAGGATTATTTTGAGACAGTTGAGGAAGTGAACACTTCTACTTGACTTTCCCTAACCGTTGCTATATAATTCTGTTGTAAACGTTTATTAAGGTATGTTAGTTAAGACATCGATAGTTGCCCTGGCAGGTATGTTAGTAGCTACTGTCCCTGCCGTAACCAATCAGACAATTAAAGCGGCACAGATTGAGGTTGAGGTAGAAGAAGAGATTATTGAAAAGAGTTGGAAATGTCCTGGTTGTACCACAGCAGAAGAATATACCCTTTCTTATTTGCAAGATAGGACTTTAATTAAAGATAAGAATGCTTTGGCCACTATTTTGGGTAACATTAAGCAAGAGAGTATGTTTTTGTCAGACATTTGTGAAGGAGGTGCTAGGGTTCCTTATAATAAATGTTATAGGGGTGGATTTGGTTTAGTACAATGGACGACTGCCCAGAGATATAAAGGTTTAGGATCTTTTTGTAATAAGTATGATTGTGATCCTAGTTCTTTGGAGGGACAGGTTCGTTATATGGTTAATGAGAATCAGTTTCAATCCAATCTTCCTTATTTTGAAGGAGCAGGCCAAAGTGTTAAGTATTATATGAATGCTGCTTATAGGTGGCTAGGATGGGGCATACATGGTAATAGAACTCATTATACTTACCAATATCTTGCCAAGTTCCAGTATTCTTGATAAAATAATGAAATGACTCAGTAGCTCAGCTGGATAGAGCAACTGCCTTCTAAGCAGTCGGTCATAGGTTCGAATCCTATCTGAGTCGCCTTGCCTTCATAGCACAATTGATAGTGCAATCGATTTGTAATCGATAGGTTGGGGGTTTGAGTCCCTCTGAAGGCATAGGCGAGTGTAGTTCAGTGGTAGAACGCCATCCTTCCAAGTTGGATGTCGCTGGTTCAAATCCAGTCACTCGCTTATGGGGTAGTAGTTCAGTTGGTTAGAACATCGCACTGTCACTGCGAAGGTCGAGGGTTCAAGTCCCTTCTATCCCGCCTCACCAATCCCCTGTAGCACAACGGCAGTGCAGGAAGCTGTTAACTTCAAGGTTACTCGTTCGAATCGAGTCAGGGGAGTTAGAATTAGTAAAGGACAATGATTACAGTAAGATGCAAAACCTGTAGAAAAGAGTTGACAGGACAATTAGGGAAACCACAATGTTGTGGATGTTTTAATATGATGACAGTTACCGAAGATAGCGTAACTGCTCGAGATTTGTCTCAGGTTGTTATGGTAACTTCTACACAAAAGAATCAAAAGAAAGATATTCTTTCTCCTCAAGATTTATCTTTCCAAGAAGAAAGAAGGAAACGTAAAGTACGTAAACTTGATTTTGAAATTAAATGAAACAGTACATAGTGACTAAGGCTGATAAGATAGCAAATACTCCTGCCTATCAAAGATTAATGGAGGGTGATCCCAGATATAAACCTGCTAAACATCTTTTAGATGATAAAGATTATATGAAAATACAGATTCAACATGGAGATGGACCATGACAGATGTATCATATATAGATGATAAAGATTTACAAACAGACATGAAAATCTTCTTAGACACTGCTGAAACAGATGTCGTTCGTAAGCATTGGAAGACTGGACTTATTGATGGTTTGACTACTAATCCTTCTTTAATAAGAAAGAGTGGTAGAAAGCATGAAGAGGTATATCAAGAATTTAAAGATATTGGTATTACTGATATTAGTATGGAAGTGATTGGTGATAAAAGTAATATGATCTCTGAGGGTAAGAGATTGCATAAGAAGTTTGGTAAGTGTGCTACCATTAAAGTTCCCTGTACTAGGAATGGATTGGGGGCATGTTTAGAACTTTCTAAAGAACATATTAAAGTAAATGTAACTCTTATCTTTTCTCCATCACAAGCAATTCTTGCTGCAAAGGCAGGAGCAACTTATGTGTCACCTTTTGTGGGTAGAGTTGATGATAATTCGTTTGGTGGGTTGTGTCTTGTAAAAGATATTGCTAATGTATATGCCAAACAGAAGATATTTGAGACTAAGCTATTGGCTGCTTCTCTTAGAGGAGTAAGAGATGTAAGCAGAGCATTTGAGTATGGTGCTCATATTGTTACTATGCCACCACAAATATTTGAGGGTATGTATAATCATGTCCTTACTGAAGCTGGATTGAAACAATTCGATAAAGATTATGAGGCATCTAGTAGAGCATTAGAAATGGTGGGCGGTGTGTAAATTGGTTACTTGACTTTCGCCCAAATATTTCTTATACTTTAAAAGTCAACATTCAAATCAATGACTATCACATCCAAGTTCAGGAAGGATCTTCATACTCTTAGAGGAGCAGCAAATGGAGATTTTTATTTGGACGTAAAGAATCCAAAACTTTACAAAAAAATACGTAAGTTTTATGAAAGAGAAGGAATTGAACTATCAGGGGATCCTTTAGATGATTATGATATTATAGTTGAATGTCTTGCAGCAGATGTGGAGGTAAAATGAATATAATTATGGAACGGTCTGAGTACCGTTATGTGGAATGTGGAACTCTAGATAATGGGTTCCCTGATTTTCGTATTCAAAAGCAGGATTATTACACAAAGAGATATAGGGATATGTATCTATGTGATAATGGTATGCAACTTATTACTGCTATTGAAGATGAAGATTATACTCGCTGGTTAGATCCAGAGACTGTTCCTTGTTACGTAAAGGATAAGGGAGGAACAGATGAAATTTAGTATAAGTAAGGAAGGATTAGTAAATCAAAAGGAGTTATTTAATAATGATTTATCCCCCCAACAATACGCTAGAGTTGCTGTACATGCTGTACTGCAAGAATTTGGTATCCCAGTAGAAGAAGAGTGGGAGATGGATGATGATAGTATTGAATTAACTATAGATAAATAGACCAGAAGTTTAGATTAAAATCATGGCATTAGGAAAAGGAACATCCGCAAAATCTACATCGGGCGCTTCTATGTCTCAATATGACACCAAAGTGGAAGAGAGATTACAAGCATTAGAATCAAAAGCATCTAATACCCCCCAACCCCAAGCAATTGGTGGTGCTACTTTGGATAGACTTGAAGCATTAGAACAGCAAGTTACTCAGTTGGTTTCGATTTTAAATTCTGTTCCACAAGTAACTGATCATGCTCCAAAAAGCGCAGATGGTGTAAGAAGAGTTGGTTGACTCTTTGATTTAATTTTGTTATACTGAATTGGTATTTAATTATAGCGACTGGCTGTGGAAATGTAATGAATGTAAAAAGAGTTTTGATTACTGGTGGGGCAGGATTCATTGCCCACCACATGATTGGACAGATTTTGGAGACTACTGATTGGGAGGTAGTTACTTTAGATCGTTGGATTACTCTTTAATATATATTAGGAGATTATTAAAAACATGAGTCAATATGTGAAGAAGGCGCTAGTGTTGGGTGCCGGTGGATTTATTGGAAGTCATATGGTTAAGAGATTGAGATCTGAGGGGTACTGGGTACGTGGTGTTGATCTTAAATCTCCTGAATATTCAAAGACAGAAGCACATGAATTTGTGCATGGGGATTTAAGAGATCCTGATTTTGTACGTAGAGTCTTAGAATATAAGGGTGATAGGGGTAACTTTTATCACTCAGTTCCTTATAGATATATTCAATCTTTTGATGAGATCTATCAGTTTGCTGCTGATATGGGTGGAGCAGGATTTGTATTTACTGGTGAGAATGATGCAGAGATTATGCATAATTCATGTCAGATTAATTTGAATGTGCTTGAGAAGCAGCATCAAATGAATGAACAGAAGGGGAGAAATTATACTAAGATATTCTATTCTGGATCAGCATGTATGTATCCAGAGCATAATCAATTAGATCCAGCTAATCCAGATTGTCGTGAAGAATCAGCATATCCAGCAAACCCAGACTCAGAATATGGATGGGAGAAACTTTTCTCA